GGACTAAAAAGGGCTATTTGACAGCATTTTAAACATTGTGCTACAATTATAACATCATCACATCCTAGTGAAGATAAATGGCCTCAGCAGTGGTTACTCTCTTTCTCCTGCTGGGGCCAAACCCTTTCTTGACAACCCTCTAAAACATCTGCTACAATTAGGATGTTGAACAGTTTCGGAGATAGCATCAAGGGTTAAACTTCAACCGAAGGAAACATTTCCTGAGTTAATCTGTTCCTTATATTAAATTATAAGGATTAGGGTTGTTCTCAGGAAACCAGGATTCAACCTACAAACAAAGAAAAGAGAAACAATGACATTAAGAAAAGACAGATTGAATCGTGACAATAGAATTCAATCAAACATGAATCATCAAGACTTCAATTGGAAGCAAATAACCAATAAATACAGAAACACCTGTTGTGTCTGCAATAGGTCCATCTCATCTGGTGAGATTATCCTTTGGAATAAAGAACATTCACTGGTTCAACATTTACCAGAGGTTTGTCAATTCCTTGGTACCCGCAAAAAGCGCAAATCTACGAGGGCAGATGGAACTAACCCAAGAGCCAAGGGTACCAATCCAAAAGCAGTAGAAGAAGCAAGACTACAAAAGCAAATAGAGCAATACAGATTTCCTGTGGAGGTTAGTTATGTCAAGTAAAAAAGACAAGGCAATAGCCTACGGCATTACAAGACCAAAGATTGTAGCCAATTTCTATAAGAATACTAAAGTCCAAGATGATGGATGCATTGTTTGGACAAAATCAGTCAATGAAAGCAAATATGGAAGATTGTGTGTAGCCATCAAAGATGCAGATAACCATCTTTCACATGTAGCGATTTATGCACATCGCTTCTCTTGGGCATTAAATAGGGGCATTGAAAACCTACCACCAGGCATTGGTCGTCTTGGTACAGGAGATAGACTAGAAATTAACCATATTTGCCATAATCGTATATGTGTAAACGCTGATCATATGGAAGTAATAATGCACTCAGAGAACACTAGTCCAAAGAAAAAGAGGCCTAAGAATGACTAAGAAAAAGCCAGGCAGACCAAAGAAGGTAGAGATATCGGTTTGGGATAAGAAGTACTACACCTTGGACCCAAAGCGGGATGAACAAGCCCACCGTAATCTAAAGGAAGAAAGAATCTACAAGGGCTATGCTAACCTGTTTAGTTTGGCATTTGGCAGGGAACCAAACCAAAAAGATGTAGGAACCCTTAATAAGATAGTTGCTGGTATACTTGATGTTATATGAGTTCACATCCTAAATATGGGTTTTCCAATTCCCCATTCTATTACCTAGGCAAGTACAAGACTAGCCAAAGGCCAAGGGTATGTGTAAGATGTGGACAATCAGCCTATTATTACCATGATGACTGGGATTGGGTATGTGCGGCCCATCTCCTAGACTTGGTTAATATAGGGCAATTAGCCTTTAAATGGGCAGATTATGAGGAAGTATGGGCAAGGACAGAGAGACTCCTCCAGAGACCAGCACCATCGTCTACTGGTGTGAAGAACACAGTGTATCCATATGGGAAGCCTGCTGTGGAGAAAGAAGACCAATGGGATGGTTTGATGGAGGATTGGGATGAGTAGTCCTTACAGTACTGCAGAGTATAAGCGTAATCGTAAGATAGTCCTGGAGGCAGCACAATGGACCTGTCATTACTGTAATGGGGTAGCCAATACTGCTGATCATATTATCCCTGTGTCAAAAGGCGGCGGTAACGAATTGAGTAACCTATTACCAGCATGTACCAAATGTAACAGTGGTAGACAAGATAAGGTACTAATGAGACTAAGGTATTGGAACAAGAGATATGGATAAGCAGGATGCATATGTTTGAGAGAGGCTTACTCATTGGGATGATACTTATGTTTACATTGATATGGTGGTTTGATACAGATGACTGAGCGTAAGGATATAGGGATATGTGGTTTGGTTACTCTTAAAAGAGAGGCCTCTTTAAGGCCTGTCCAAATAGTGAGACAAACCATCCCAAACCTTGAGACTGGGAATTCCCTTTCTCCCGCATATCACAGATATAAAGGTTTGTCAAGAGCCCCTCAAAAAAGCGGGGAATCAAAAGAGATAACCAATACCCCTATTGGTATAACAAACCTTATATGGGGGTATGGTGGTTTGGCAGATATGTGGGAAATGAAGGTTTGAAAGGAAATAAAGGTTTGGGGTTTTTTTTATTCAAAATGGGGCACCCTGTAAGAGTATGATGAAAAACCAGAAACCATAAATAGTAAAAGGAGAAATATATGAGAACAGGTATGAGTCAAGGGCCAAGAGGCCTTAGAGATGTATCAAAAATAAACGAGCCATTGGACTTAGATCAAACACTAGCAGATAGTGTGAGAATGTCTATATCCAAGGCTACATGGTTAGATGAAGTAGATATGGCAGCAGCCAAGCAAGCAGTCCTATTGGCAGAAACCATAGATGCCCATCCAGATAAGCGACACCAAAACGCACCTATCCTAATTGGTTTGCTATCAAACCTTGGTCTGCTCAATAACCGCAAGACGACTGAGATGTCTCCTGCAGAAATGTTACAGGCTATTGCCAACGGATAATTGGATTCCCACCTATTGGACTGAGCCTTTATCTGACTCCTTTAGGAGCGATGGGGATAAAGTCATCAATATATCTCAAACCTTATGGCGTTTGCCAGAAAAGAATGACGAGATATTAACCTTAACTGACTGGCAGAAGTGGTTAATTCGCCATGTCTTAGAGCGTTATCCTGATGACTATTATGACCCGTCTAAGGCTGGTAGGCTGCGTTATAAGCAGGTTGTGATATCTATGCCTAGAAAGAACGGAAAGAGCCTCCTAGGGGCCTTATTTGCCCTGTACGGTATGCTCCTGCACGAGCCTGCACCTGAAGTAATTTCCGTCGCAGCAAGTGCTGATCAGGCTAAAATCGTTTATCGCAGATTAAAACATCAGGTAGATTCATCTGAATTGCTTGCACATTTCTTTAGCAAATCCACGGAACATAGAGGACTTTGGACTAAAGACGGTACAGGTATGTATAAGGTTATTGGTGCTAATGTTGCAACAGCCCAAGGCTTACATCCTTCTATGGTTATATTTGACGAACTCCATGTTGCCAAAGAAGATGTGTGGACTGCTATGAGCCTTGGTTCTGCTACCCGCACAGATGGCCTGACCATTGGTATCACAACTGCTGGCGATGACACCTCAAACCTATTGAAACATTTGTATGAAAGAGGAATGGCTGCTATTAATGGGCAGGAAGACCTTGAAAGATTTGGTTTCTTCTGTTGGGAAGCACCAAAGGGATGTGCTCTAGATGATGAGGAAGCAGTTCGTGGTGCAAACCCTAATCTTGCATCTGGCATCCTAAACTGGGAGTCAGTCAAGAATGAACTAGCCACAATGCCTGAACCAGACGCTAGAAGATATCGTTTAAACCAGTTTGTATCTAGTATGAACGCTTGGATTCCTGTTGGTGCGTGGGGCTCATTGCCTGAAGGACGACCTACAAACCCTGAAGTGTTTGCTATTGAGCGTACCTCTGGGTGGGAATATTGCTCTATTGTTACCGCAGAACTTAGACCAGATGGCATGATCGCTACTGAATTGGTGGCATCATTTAACAATACAAACATTGATGAGATTATTGCAGCCTGTATTAAGTTAGCACAATACGGCAAACCATTCATTATGGATGTAGCAGTGTTGGGTGACTTGGCTTCTGCCCTAAAGCAAAAGGGATTCAGAGTCCAGACAACAAGTACTAAAGATATTATTAGTGCGTCAAACAACACATACAGTAGAATTATGAAAAAGGAATTAATTCATCCTGGTGATGACATAGTTTCCTTACAAATGCAACGAGCAGTACGCAAAAATAGCGGAGAATCCTGGAGGATTGCCCGTAAAGATAGCGGAACTGAAATAGATGCAGCAGTAGCAACAGTATTGGCCGTCTGGTTTGTGGAGACACAAATAAAACCACAGCAGATGGTACATTGAGGAGAAGCAAATGGCATTTAGAGATAGACTAATCAGTAGACTTGGTTACGAAATAGAACCAACATATATTCCTGATACAGAAAATCGTGGAGTAGCAAACACTGCACCAACAAGAGAAGCAGTTAGCGTAACACCAACTACTGCACTTAGCCTTGTTGCTGTTTCAAGATGTACTTCTGTATTAGAAACTGCAATCATGCAAATCCCTGTAAATGTTTACAGAGGTAACACACCACTACCAACACCACTTTGGTTAGAAACACCAGACCTTGAGAATCAAATATCTCAAGCAGAATGGCTTGGTACAACATTAATTCACATGGCAACATACGGAAATGCTTATTGGTATGTCAAGCGTGGAGTTAGAGGTATTGTAAATATTACAAACCTTCATCCAGCAGATGTTGCAGTAACAACTGATAACACAGGTAAAATTATTTATCAGTATGGTGGAAAGAATTATTCATCAAATGAAATTAAGCAACTAAAACTTTGGCATGCACCAGGTTCTTCATCACTCCTAGGAGAAGGACCATTGCAGCGACACAAATCAGTATTGCGTTCAGCACTTGACTTACACAACTACGCAGATAACTGGTTCCGTACAGCAGCAGTACCAACAGGTACATTAACAACATCAGAATTTCTTTCTGCAGATGTAGCAAAGCAAAACAAAGAAGCATTTGTTGCATCTCAGCAAGAAAGAAGTATTGCTGTCCTTTCATCAGGCCTTAAGTATGATTCAATCGCACTTAGCCCTGAGCAGGCACAGTTCCTAGAAAACCAGAAGTTCATAACACGCCAGATTGCAATGATGTTTGGTGTGCCAACAATGTATCTTGGTATGGGAATTGAAGGACAGGGAATGACTTATGTCAACGGTAACGAAGATAGAACTAAACTATTTGAAGATGGATTGCAGCAATATATTGTACGCATTCAACAAGCAATCACTGATCTTCTTCCAAGAGGACAGTACGCAGAGTTTAATCTAACAGAGTTCCTTCGTCCTAACCAAAAGACAAGATATGAGTCATATGCAATTGGTTTGAACAACAAATTCTTGACAATTCCTGAAGTCCGTGAGATGGAAGGCATGCCAACAATTATGGAAATACAACCAGATACACCACAAGACCAAGGCACAGTTGATGTGCAGGATGTTCCACAAGATAATCCTGACAACAGTCAACCTGTAGTCTAAAATGGAGTAATGACTATGACAGATATGATTACCCGTTCATTTGAAATCAGAGCAACAGATGCAGAGACTCGTGAAGTTTCTGGTGTTGCTGTACCTTTCAATGACACAATAGATATTGGCGGAGGATTGAAGGAAAGATTTGCACCTGGTGCAGTTGACCTCAACGCTAATGTTAAGTTATTCCGTGACCACAAAGAAATTATTGGCGTTGTCACAAGAATGTCTGAAGACGAAAACGGTTTAAATATAACCGCAAAGATTTCAGAAACCTCATTAGGAAATGAAACACTTAACTTGGTTAAGGATGGAGCAATCCGTTCATTTTCAGTAGGATTCATCCCTGTAACAGATCAGAAGGATGGAAATACAATAATTCGTAAGAAGGTAGACCTTAAAGAAGTATCTTTAGTGGCTTTTCCTGCATACGACAAGGCTGAAGTACTTTCAGTCAGAGAAGAAACCAATCAGGAGGAAATATCCATGGAAAACACAACACCTGATTACACTTCAGCAATTGAGGAAGTCCGTAATCACGCAGAGGAACTAGAGCGTCGTCTTGATGTTATTGCATCAGAAAAGACAGCATCAGTTTCAGCACCAAAGTTCCGTTCACTCGGAGAATATGTTAAGGCTGTAGCATCAGGAGATGTAGAATCACATCGCACATACACAGGTGCAACAACAGCAGATACAATTATCAAGGACGCATGGGTTACAGATGTAATTCAGGTTCTTAACGCAGGCCGTCCAACATGGGCAGCACTTTCTTCAGCAGCACTTCCAGCAGATGGAAACAATGTTGAATACCCAGTTCGTGTAACAAACACAGCAGATGCTGATGTACAGGCTGCAGAAGGCGATGCACTTGCATACGGTGCAATTGAAATCACTTCAGCAACTTCACCAATCAAGACATACGGTGGATACACAAACATGTCACGCCAACTCGTTGAGCGTTCATCTGTAAACTATGTTGATGCAGCATTCCGTGCAATGGTTGCAAAGTACGCTGCAGTTACAAACGCTGCTGCTCGTACTCACTTGGCTACAGCAACAGGCTTCAACACATCTTCACTTGCAGCATTTGATGCAGACCACATTCTTGAGGTTCTTGCAGATTGCGCTATCAAGGTTAACGGAGACACAGGAAAGGCTCTTGAGTTTATTCTTGTTTCACCAGATGTATTCAAGGCTACAGCAAAGGTAACAGATGGTTCAGGCCGTCCATTGCTTTCAAACGCAGGTGCAACAGTTAACACATTTGGTTCAATCAACCCAGTAGGACTTACAGGTTCAATCCTTGGTCTTCCATTGGTAATGGACCCATCACTTGCAGCAGGTTCTCTATTCGTAGGTAACTCAACTGCAGTAACAACATTTGAATCAGCAGGTGCACCACTTCGCCTAACAGATTCAGACATCACAAACCTAACCAACTCAATGTCAGTGTACGGATATGCAGCGATTGCATCTCTTGATCCAAAGGCAATGGTTAAGGTTGCTAACCCACTAGACTAATTAAATAACAGGAGACTAAAATGGACTGGACTGACCTCAAAGCATATGTAGGAGCATCATCTAATGATGACGACTATGTAGAAGAATGCTGGAATACATCTAAGGACTTGGTTGCAAGTTATATTGCATCTACCAAGGTTCCTGTTGGTGTGCTAAAGCGTTGCTACCTTGAGGTTGGTTCAGAACTATTTAACCGTCGTAACGCACCAATGGGTGTGTCTCAATATGCAACTTATGATGGTGCCCCCATCAATACTGCTAGGGACCCACTCGTTGGTGTGTATCCTTTACTTAATAGATATATGGTGAGATTCGGATGAATTTAGCATCAGTAAGAACAGACTTAGAAAGTGCCATCGTTCTTGGCGGTATCTCAAAGGTCTACAAGTATGTACCAGCAAGACCTAATCCACTTTGTGCGATTATGGAACCTGATACTGAGTTCATTACTGTATATGAAAACCAATACGATGCAGACTATGCGTCTAATTGGAAAGTACTTGTATTAGTACCTTATGCAACTAATGAAACAGAAACAGAAAATCTTGATGACACACTTGATACTCTTATTCCTGCAATTTGGGAGTACACCACAGCAACAAGATTAACCGTTGATAAGCCATTCATCCAAGAGGTAAATGGTGCACGGTTTTTAGCAACAAACATAAATATTTCAATAGACATAACAGGAGGAAATTGATTATGGCAAGAATTAAAGGCAAATCAATTATCTTTGAAGTTGACGGAACAGAATATTCAGGTGCAGTGAGCAATGTTACATTCTCATCAGCAGTTGGTACTCTCGGTTTTGGAGATTACACAGATAGTCTAGATTTCACATGTGCAGTCACTGGTTTCCAGGATGTACAGGCAGTATCACTTTGGTCAGAGTTGTTTGACAACCCAGGCGCAACAGTAGATATCACATACGCACCACACGGAAATGCAACAGCAACTTCTACACAGCCACACTTCACAGCAACTGGCTATGCAGAGACTGTCCCAGATCTTGGTGGAGCAGCAGGCGAATACTTCGTCTACGACATCAACTTTATTCTAACTGGCAAGCCAGTACGAGTAACAGCATAATTAAATAGGAAGTCATGGCAGAGGCTAATGTATCTATTCAAGGTGTTAAGGAAGTCACAGACTCTCTTGACAAACTTGGTAGAGATTTAAAGTCAAACTTAGAACTTAATAAAGAACTAAGTACGACTTTATCTCAAAAGGCCTCTGCTATGGCACCAAGACTAACTGGTGCTTTGGCTTCATCTGTTCAGGGTAATCCTTCAGCAGAGAAAGCACAAATACTAGCAGGCAGTGCAGCAGTACCGTATGCAGGAGTAATTGAATATGGTTGGCCAGCAAAGAACAAAGAAGCAAGACCGTATTTGAATCCAGCAGTTAACAACAACATGGGTTACATCATTGAGAAGTATAATGATAGTATCCAGAAGGCAATACAAAAGTACGACTTAAACTAATAGGAGGCAGTAAAATGGAACAACAAGACTTAATGGCAACACTCAAGTGGAAAGAACTTGCAGAAGTTGAAGAATACCTTGACCTACCAATGGACGAATGGACTGAAGGCAAGTCTAAAGCAAAACTAGCATTTGCAATGCAATATATGATGGCAAAGCGAACCAACCCATCCCTTACAATAGAGGAAGCAGAAGGAATGACAATTACAGAGTTGTCAACTCTTTCAGGGTTGGAGTTAACTAGCCCAAAAGAAGTGACTTCAGCCTAAGAGCAATGGCGCAATTCTGTGTGCAAACAGGATATACGCCAGATCAGTTTTGGGAACTAACATTCTCAGAATACAATGCAATGGTTGAAGTTTTAAACAGGAGGAAGTAAATGGCTAATCAGATAACAATAGATATTGTTGCGGAGACCAAAAAACTTACTTCTGGTATCAATGATGCCAATAGCCAGATTGATGGCATGTCATCTAAACTTAAAGGTGCTGCTGCTGCTGCTGGCGCAGCCGCATCTGCCTTTGTTTTAAAGCAAGGCGTAACATTTCTTAAGCAAGGCATTGATGAGGCTAAAGAAGCCCAAGAAACAATGCGAGCAGCCACAACCACATTTGGTGAAGGCTCTGCAGCATTACAAAAGATTACAGAAGATGCTGATAAATTTGGTAAAGCAATCTCAGTTGATAACGATGTAATTATCCAATTAGCAACACAACTTGGTTCTCGTTTACCTAAAGACTCTAAGGCTGCATCTGCTGAATTGGTTAATCTTGCATTTGATATTCAGGCTTACACAGGTGGAGCAATTGGTGCAGAAGCAGTAACTGGTAAACTTGCCAAGGCATTCTCTGATGGAGTATTAACTTCAAAAGAGTTAGTTAAGATAGTTCCTGACCTAGATGCTGCAACTTACGCCATGGCAGAAACAATGTCAAAGGCTGGAGACAACCAAGGTGCACTTAATCTGCTTATTGAAGCGGGACAGAAAAAGTATGGAGATGCAGCAGAAAAAAATGTAACTGCCTCACAGAAGTTAGATGTAACATTAGCAAACCTTAAAGAAACAATTGGTGCAAAGTTATTGCCAACTATTGAGACTTTAATTGGTTTTGTAACTACAGTAATTGAAAAGTTTAGTGCATTACCAGGACCAGTACAGAATGTTATTCTTGGCCTTACTGCCATTGTTGCTATTGGTGGTCCTCTACTTACATTCCTTGCATCAGCAAAGACAGCAATGATAACTCTTGGCATCGCATCTGAAGGTGCAGCAATTGGTCTTAACTTTGCCAAAATAGCATTAGCAGGACTTGGTATTGGTCTTGTAATTGCAGCACTTGTATTGCTTTATCAGAACTGGGACAAAGTTACAGCAGCAGTTAAAAATGTTTGGGAAGCCCTTACAGAATGGCTACCAAAAGCATGGGAAGTAGCAAAGCAATTTGCTAACAAGGTTGTTAATTTTGTTGGCGACATTATTGAAGCATATACATTCCTACCACGCAAAATGTTTGAGATTGGTATGAACATTGTAAAGGGTCTTTGGGACGGCATTGCAAACATGTCAGACTGGCTAAAAAACAAAGTAACTGATTTGTTTGGAAATGTTATTGGCTTTGCAAAGAAGGCACTTGGAATTAGGTCACCATCAAAGGTGTTTGCAGGCATAGGTAAAAACATTGCCACAGGTTTATGGTCAGGCTTAAAAGCAGAAAAGGCATACCTTAAAGATAACTTCTCTACTTTCTTTGGAGACATAATTCCTGAGATAAGCCTAGATGCATTAAATCTTCCAGATTTTACACAATTTGCAACACAATCAGACCTTACAAACGCTGTTATTGGTTCAACAGTAGACCAGTCAATGCTTGCTGGCACAGGACTTATGTGGGACGCAGTTAACGAGCAATTTGCCATTGATGACACAGTTGTTACAACAGCAAGACTAAGTGACCTAATGAATACTAACTATGCGGTTGCAACACTTTCACAATCAAACACAAGTCCTTCAAGTGTTAATATCGTAATTAATGCAGGACTTGGCACTGATCCGTATGCACTTGGAAGAGAAGTACAAGCGGCTTTGAATAAATACAACACAATTGCAAAATAACAGGAGGCAGAAATGATTAATATGCGTGGTTCGGTTGTAGTTAAACACTACACAGGTGGAACTTGGGTTGACAGTACAGATGGAATATTAGACATTAGTATTGTTAGAGGAATTCCTCAATATGTTGGTTGCTGGTCTCAGGTAGAGCCAGGGCAACTACAATTAAGGTCAAGAGATTTAACATTAGTAGATATTGCTCTTCAAACAAGAATTAGAATTGAAATAGAAGGCAGGGCTATATTTACAGGAAAAGTATTTGATGTTAATACAGAATATATTCCTAAAGATGATTCAATTGTTACAATTACAGCATTTGATGAACTAGGCAGTTTGTCATTAAAGAAGTTTGGACACCAAACAGTTATTGGTGGAGATTATAAAGTAAGAGAAATTGCAAGTTATAGAACTTTCCCACTTATGCTTAGTGGATATAACCAAGATCAGATGGACTCATCACAGCAGTGGGATGGTTATAGTTCCCAAGGAACTTTGTATGAAGGTAATGGACTTGGATATCAAATATTAAATACAACTTATGGTGTTGGTGGTTTTAACCCTCCTGCACCTGCTACTGGAGCATCATCAGATAGTACTTGGGGACCTTACTTAAATTCAGACGCTTACGATGTTGATGGAGGAATTATTTGTAATCCATCTTCTTCTGGTCCAATGGGTTGGGGCACACCAGTTGTAAATGGTCAAGGAGCAGCAGCCATAACTGGTATGGAAAACTCTTTAAACTTTAGAGACAATATTCTAGGTGATGGTATATATGCATTAGGTGCTGCTTCAAGGTCTGCAGTTGGAGATGCAGGACATCCACTTAGTGGAGATACTGGGTTCTATCAAAGTTATTATGCAGGTGGACAAATAACTCCATTGACTACCGCATCTTGGGCAGCACTTATGACCACAAACGATACTGATGGTCTTTCCCTTTTCTTAAAGGCTGAACAGTCAGAAGCAGGGTTTGCATTTGTTGATGCCAAGAATAGATTTAGACTTTATAGCAGAGCAATAGTTGATAACGATACATACTTGTCTGAGGCTAGATTTGCATCTGACGGAAGTGGATTGTCTTACAACAGCATTACTGTTACAAATGGATGGGAATCAGTTGTAAACGGTGTAACAGTATCAAACACTTGGTCAAATGACTTTATTGATTCTGATGAAATGATTTCATGGGTTGATAATGATAACGATGGAAACATAACTGGATATTATCAAAACGCACCATATGCAAATAGAAATAAAACAACAGGAACAAATAAACTTAATGAGTCAACAAACACAACTCTATATCCTGAAAAAGAATATCCTTGGCTTGGTTACAACATTACAGAAGCAAAACAGCGTTATTTAAGATATTGCAAACTTAATAACAATACAGAACCAATCTATAAGTTTCAAACAAGAGATTTCTCTTTAGATAAATTGACTACAGTTAATTATTTTGAAGGACAAGAAGGATTGGGAAGTAAACAATTAAACCTTAGCACAACATATGCAATGCCTATGAATACTGGTCCAGGATATCTTTGGCAGCGTCAAGGAGTTAATAAAGGAATTGACAGAACAACAGAATCTCCAAAAGCATACAATGTTATTCAAAGACAATCAGAACTTGCTAACTTTATTATTAATAACTATGCAGACCCTGTAAAGGATATTCGTTCTATATCCTTTAGTGTTCATCCAGATGATGTAACTGCAATTAAGTTCATTGATATTTTTGACCGCATTGATATTGACCATAACGATGATGGACTTGTTATTGATAAGCAATATGCAGTTATGGGAATTAACCACTACATTACTCCAATTTCTTGGGATTTAACTTACCAACTTTGGAACCAAGAAGGACGACCATAAAGTTTCTGGACTGCCTCCAGGAAAGGCGAAACCCTCCCACGATGTCTGATAACTAACGGGAGGGTTTTGTCAATACCAATGATGTTTGTATTGATGTTCTAGTGCTTTACAAACGCTTCCAGAATAACGATGTTTAACATATCTATCAAACCTTGCAACCTGCTGCTTCATAGATAACTTTGTTTTAACATTCATTAGTTGAAATAATCCGTAGGCTCCAGATTTTGAATTCTTAGAATATAGATGAAAATTGGATTCTATTTTTACAAGATTCATCGTGCAAGTTATTTCCTGCTGCGAATAGCCCTGATTTGAAAGGATCAGAGTTAAAGCAACAATAACGCTAATCACTCTTCAGTGACTGGTTGCACCTCTTGTGGTAGTTCCACTATAACCTCAACAGGCTCTTTCTTCTTAACTTCTTTAGCCTTTGGTCTCTTCAAGTCGTAATCCCAATCCTTTACAGGAATGAGTTTACCTTCATAATATACATTTTTAGCCATGATGCTCCTTTGCAAGAATCTTATAGATATCATCCACACGACTCTCTAGTCTTGTAACTTGGTCTTTGATGCTGGACCCCGAATTTGGTCTAAGTTCATGTAAGAACTTATTAATCATCCATTTGGTAAACCCAAAAAAGGCTCCAAGGACTGACACTGCGCCAGCGAAAACGGCAGCAATAATTTCAGGGTTAGTCAACATACATCAATTGTACAATTAAGGTAGATTAACCTTTGGAGGAAATCAATGGAAACCCTTAATTTAATACCACCATCAGTTGAGTGGCAAACCTATCGTGGTGATACTACAGAAATGACAGTTTTTCTTGTAGATGAGAATGATGCTGTCCTTGACCTAACAGACTGGGATTTTACTGGCAAAGTTAGAGAATACCCATCAGATGCAGCAGTAATAGCAAATCTTAGCATTACAAAGATTGAAAATGCATTAACAATTATCCTTGATAACTCAGAACTTCCATTGACTAGTTATTTTGACATTGAAGGTGTTAATTCAGAAACAGATAAGGTTTCCACAGTACTCAGAGGAAGAATAGCAGTAGAAGAGGATGTAACACGATGACTCTTGGCTATGTTAAGGTAACATCTGAATCATCACTATTAAACGGAGAAGTAGAAGTAATTTCTCCTGAAAAGATTAAGGTTTATGCTGGAGGCTTAGGCGTTGCTCAAGGCCCTACTGGTCCTCAAGGCCCTACTGGTGCTACTGGTGCTACTGGAGCACAAGGCATTCAAGGAGAACAGGGACCACAAGGCGACCAAGGAATTCAAGGAATTCAGGGAATTCAAGGCATACAAGGAATTCAAGGAGTTAAAGGCGATAAAGGCGATACTGGAAATACTGGTGCTCCTGGAGAAAACGGTGCTGATGGAGACCGTTATCACACAACATCTACAACAACACACACAATTGTTTCAACTGGACAACTAACATTTACAACTGCTGATTTGCATTTAGATTATTCAATGGCACAAACAGTTATTATTGCTTACGATGATGCCAATCACATGCATGGTGAAGTTGTTACATACAACCCTACAACAGGTGCATTAGTTGTTAATATTAAAAATAAAACAGGTAATGGCACACATTCATCTTGGACAATTAACCTAGATGGTGCTGTTGGTATTCAAGGAGAACAAGGAATTCAAGGAATCCAGGGCGAAACTGGAGCCACAGGAGCAACTGGTGCACAAGGGCCACAAGGCGAACAGGGAATCCAGGGAGAACAAGGTCCTCAAGGAATTCAGGGCGATCAGGGAATTCAGGGTATTCAAGGAGAAACTGGGCCAGTAGGACCAGACTTTGGCGGGTATGACAGAGAAATCCATGTTTCAGGAACAGATGGAAACGATACAACAGGTAATGGTGACTTTACAAAGCCAGTAGCAACAATTACAAAGGCTTTAACACTTGTAACTTCTACAAGAACTACACTTATTGTTCATCCTGGTACATATACAGAAACTGTTTCACTTCCAGCATATTCAGGTATTACAATATCTGCATCTAACATTACACAATTAGGCACAACAAGCCAGGCTCTTATTGACAATCTAACTATTGGTTCATCTGCAACTGGTGCAACTATTAACGGTGTAAACATAAACACAATAAATATTACAGGAACTGCTGTTACATATTTAAATAATATGACTGTAAATACAGCACTTAATAAGAGTTCTTCAGGAACATTGGTGGTTACTGGTCCAAGATTCTTACCAACCACAGCAATATCAATTACTGGTGCTGGACTTGCTCGTTTTGACGACGGAACTCAGGTAGGTATTCCAACAATTAACAATGCTAGTGCTGTTGTTGTATTTAAGAATATCAAAAACATACTTACCACAACAGTAACAAGCGGAAATGTGTCTATTCTTGACTCAACAGTATATACTGGAGAGACATACGGAATTACTGTAACAGCAGGAGCAATAGCATTACTCAATAGCCAGGTATTTAATCTTGGTGCAACTGCAACTAAGCCAATTTCATGTGGTGCTAGCACTTTCTACAACATTGTAAATAGTTTTATTAACTATGGATCATCAAGCATTGCTGGAACAAATATTAGCCAGCCAATGATTAATACTGGAAGCGTAAGAGCATCTAATTTTGTTACTACTAATGGAGCATCAACACAATTTGTTAATGGTGTAGGCAATTTAACTTACCCAGCAAACTTCTCAGCCCCTGCAACTTCATCAAGCACTGGCTCATTTGGGCAGTTGGCTACTGATGGTACTTATCTATATGTTGCCACAGGATCAAACCAGTGGAAGAGAATAGCCCTAACTACCTTCTAAAAAGGCTTCTAAGGCCATTTTAAGCCACTTTTAGGCTATTTAGGTATCTGACTATTGGTCAAGGACTAAAAAGGGCTATTTGACAGCATTTTAAACATTGTGCTACAATTATAACATCATCACATCCTAGTGAAGATAAATGGCCTCAGCAGTGGTTACTCTCTTTCTCCTGCTGGGGCCAAACCCTTTTCTTGACAACCCTCTAAAACATCTGCTACAATTAGGATGTTGAACAGTTTCGGAGATAGCATCAAGGGTTAAACTTCAACCGAAGGAAATAATATTCCTGAGTATCTTTATTCATTATTTTAGATAAATAGTGGATAGAGGGTTCTACTCAGGAAATTGGTTCTACTACCTACTACTTCCTTTGATGAACTCATTACTTATGCCGTTAGGCATCCCGCAGGGGAGGAAGAGAGAACAATGAACAAACATGAAAGAACCAATCGTGCTGTTAATACTCAGCAAGGATTATTACACCAAGACTTCAATT